AAAATCGTGATTGCGTTCGGTGATCCCGACCTCGAAGACAAAGAAAAGGCTTATATCTGCCTGTTCATTTTGTTCAAGGACTTCGACGCAATTCCAAAAGACGACTATGAGGCGGCCTTCAAGGCCGCTCTCGCTTTTATTGACCACAATGACAAGCCGGAGGACACGGGCGGAAAGCCTCCTCCGCGCGTCATGGACTGGGAACAGGACGAGAGCATCATGTTTCCAGCGGTCAATAAGGTTGCCGGTTTTGAGGTCCGTTCCGCCCGGTACGTCCACTGGTGGACCTTTATGGGCTACTACATGGAGATTTCGGACGGCGTTTTCGCGCAGGTGCTCAACCTGCGTCTGAAGCGCGCAAAGGGCAAAAAGCTGGAAAAGTGGGAGCGCGAATACTGGAATTCCAACCGCGCTATTTGCGCCCTACGCACGAAGCTGTCTGAAGAAGAACAGGCAGAAAAGGATAGGATCGACGCGCTACTCGGCTAAGAAAGAAGGTGGTTAAATGGCAGATCAGGCTGACGGCTCTATCATCATTGATACCGAGATAAATTCGGACGGATTTAAGGCCGGAAGCGCTGAATTGCTTGCGGCTATCAAGGCGCTGTCCACAGAGGTCAAGAATCTGGGACAAACGCTGAAAGAACTTTTCAGCAAGCCGCTGACACCTGAAATCAATACAGGTGGCGCAGAGGATAAGGTTGCAGCGCTTGAGGCAAAAGTACAGGAGCTGCAAACCTCCCTCGAAGAATTACAGAATACCAACGGCAGCGGCACGCCTGCGCCGGAAACAGCTACACCGCAGGTGAACATCGGTGGTGTGACGGAAAAGGCATCCGGTTTGCAGCGTGAGATCGACGCCGTGAACAGCAGCGTGCAGAAGCTGGAACCGACCTTCCAGAAAGCCATGTCCGGCAGCGAGAGCGCTATGACCTCCTTTGAGGGCAAGGCAAGCACGCTGGAAAGCAAGATTGCGGAGCTTCAGGAACGGCTGGATGCAGTCGGTCAGACGCAATTCCCGACGCAGGAATACGCAGAACTCTGTGCGGAGACTGAAAAGGCCGGTCAGAAGCTCGAATCTCTCCTCAATAAGCAGGAGAAAATGCAGGCTCTCGGCGTGAGTGAAAATTCCGCCCAGTGGAAAAACCTGCAATACGACCTTGATTTGACCGCACAGAAATATGACCGGCTCGAAGCCGCAAAGGCGAAAATGGAAGCCTCCGGCACCGCATTTCAGGCGGGCGTGGACACGACGCAATACGCGCAGATGGAATCTACACTGTCCGCAGCAGCTGCCCGTCTGGATGAAATGCGCGCCGGCACACAGCAGTCGGAAAGCCTTATGAGCCGCCTCGCCAGCAGCGCACGGAATGTCGCGTCTTTCATCGGCAGAGCGGCAAAGTCGGCTGCCGGGTCCCTTGTGTCTGGTATCAAAGCAGCCGCATCCGGCATGGCAAAAATGCTGTTCCACAGCAAGAAAATGAACGGCCAGTTTGGCGGGCTGATTTCCGGCGCGAAGAAATTTGCACTCAGTTTGCTTGGCGCGCGCGGCGTCTGGGCGCTGCTGCGGAAAGCGGTCAGCGCCTATATGGCCGAAAATCAGCAGCTCTCCAATACGCTGTCCGCCTGTTGGTCGGGCATCGGAAACCTGCTGGGGCCGATCATTACACGCATTATCAACCTTGTCGCACAAGCTGTCGCCTATGTGACCGCGTTTCTCAAGCTCTTTGGCATCTATGGAAAAACTGCATCCAAAGAAATCAGCAGCGCGGGCGGGGCGGCATCCAAAGCTACCGATAAGCTCAAACGGCAGCTGGCCGCGTTCGATGAACTGAACATTCTCAGCGACAACAGTTCTGACGGCGGCGGGGGTGGAGGCAGTGCCGGTGATCTCGGAAGTCTGCCCGACGTAACGCTGCCCGACTGGGCAAAACTTATGGTCGAGCAGATCAAGGCCGGTGACTGGGCCGCAGCTGCAAATACGCTGGCAACAAAGCTCAATGAAATGGTCGATACCGTAGACTGGGCGGGCATCGGCGATAAGATCGGGTACTATTTGAACGGCGCGTTGACTTTCCTTGCGACGTTCATCCAAAACTTCGACTGGAAAAACCTTGCGTCGCGCTTTGCAGAACTCCTAAACCACATTATTACTGGTGTGGACTGGGGAAATCTCGGTGTGATCCTGACCGGGAAATGGGCAATCATCCTGAAATCGCTTGATGGCTTTTTCGGTACGCTTGACGGCGCAGCAGTGAGCAAGGCCATCACGGATTTCATGTACGGGACCGTGAACGCCGCCGACTGGATCGGTATTGCGGGAAGTCTCGCAAAAAACATCAGCAATTTCATTTCGGACATTGATTTTTCGGCACTTGCCGAAGCGCTCAGTGCGCAAATCAGAACGGCGCTTCAAAGTATGGTCGCTGCTGTCGAGAACTTCGACTGGGCAATGCTCGGAAGAAAAATCGCTGATTTTCTCAACGGAATTGATTGGAGCGGGATTTTCTCTGACCTGACAAGATTGCTTGGCGGCCTGCTTATCGGAGCGCTCAATCTGCTTGTCGGCTTTGTGGATCAGGTCGATTGGACCGGCCTTGCAGACGAAATCTGGGCTTGTCTCGAAAATCTTACCACCGACATTGACTGGGACGGCTTCGGTGAATTGCTTGGCAAGTTTGTCAGTGGCGCCATAACCGGCGTTCTCGATCTCATTACGTCTCTGTTTTCAGATCATGACTGGGGCGAAATGGTGCAAAACCTGATTGGCAGTCTGGGGGAGGCACTGGGTGCGGTAATCGAAAACATTGACTGGCTCGGCCTGCTGGAATCCCTTGCGACTGCTCTTGTCAGCATTATTGTTCAGATTCCCAGCATTATTGTGGGTGCCATTGGCGGAATATCCGACATGCTTGCAAGTTTGTTTGAGGCATTCGGCCTCGATTCTATCGCCGGTTTCTTTCGCGGAATCGGAGACGCAATGCGCGACGCGGGTTCGTGGCTGAAAGAAAACCTCGTAGACCCTGTTGTGAACTGGGTAAAGAACCTGTTCGGCATCCACTCTCCGTCTACTGTATTCGCAGAAATCGGTACATTCCTTATCGACGGACTAAAGCAGGGCATTTCTAATGCTTGGCACAAGATCACGGACTTCTTCACCGGCGTAATCGAAAAGTTGAAGACCTTCTTCAGTAACGCATGGAGCAGTATCAAGTCCACCGCCACTACGGCATGGGCCGGAATCAAGGGCGTTATCAGCAGTGCATGGAACGGCATCAAATCCGGTGTGTCGTCTGCCTGCAATACCGTCAAAACCGGTATCTCGAATGCTTGGAGCACCATCAAATCTGGCACCACAAGCGCGTGGAACGGTATCAAGAGCGGGCTGTCTTCGGCTTGGAACAGCATCAAGACCACAGCATCGTCCACTTGGACAAACCTGAAAACCACTGTCAGCAACGGCTGGAATAACATCAAGGCGAACACCTCCACCGTTTGGAACGGCGTAAAAGCTACACTGTCCAGCACTTGGAGCAACATCAAGTCTACTGCGTCGTCCACTTGGAACAGCATGAAGACTACGGCTTCCAGCGCATGGAACAGCATGAAATCCACTGCATCGTCCACATGGAGCAATATCAAGTCCTCGCTGTCCAGCACATCTCTTCCTCCGATCAGATGGAGATTGCTCCATACATTATACCCAAGTACACATGGGATACTGGCAACGAGTACGATCACACAGTTGATCACAGATGCTTTCTTACGTTCTAT